CTTCCCTTTAGTCCTGACCCACCCCTGCAGAACAGAAGAGCAAAATCGATATTATCGACCTTCCCCCTCTTCTTGCAGGTGTGCATCGAAACCGACGTTCGTCGGCAACGTGTCAAGGACTTGTCTCGGTTAACGAGGATAAACCCCGCCGTGCAAGACGTGAGCGTTAGAAACCTCAACCTTCTTCGCAAATCTTTCCCCCAGATAGCCACTGCGCTTGAGCTGACGTATGGGACGATCCTTTACCAACGACGATGGCTGCCTGCGAACAGAAAGACAATCGGTCTTATGTTCGACGTGGTCAGCAGATTCGTCAAGGATCCCCGTTACATCAGCGAATGGGCGCATGACGTGAGGAAAGCGGCTTTAGTGGGAGCACCGTTGCGGGGCTGCCGGCGGCGGCCCATGGCGTCCTATAAGGAGTCCATGGGACTATTCATTGCCAGCACCATACCCCGCGCTACCCACTTGCCGATGCCAACAGAAGAACAAGTCGCTGTCGAACGTGAGGCAGCAGTCCTAAGACTTACTACTCTCCATGAATTCGACAGGAAACTTGCCGGAAAGGCAAAACGTTTCGTCCGGGATCTATACCGGAAACGACGCGTTCGCCCCGACGCGACTTTGCCGCTACCGTCCCTGAAGGGTTGCTATGAGCAACCCGCCAAGAAAGGCGGCGCCTCCATCGTCCTCCGTCAGCATGCGAAGAAGTCCGTACGCAACTGGCCAGATTCAAGCTCGTCCATCCTCCCAAATATTATGAAGGGAATTTGGTCGAACGAGGATCTACCAGTTGAAGAGCGCGCGAGACAGGTGGCCATTGCCTGCATTCAAACCGACCGTACTTGGGTGCAGCTCGTAGAAGGTGTAACGTCTGAGACCTTTGAGGAAAAGATCCGAGAGTTAAACTTCCTTGAACTCACACACGCAAGCTTGGAAGGCGCAGACAAGGAGCACATGCTTCGACTCCGACTACATGACGCCAAGGAGGCTAATCAGCGCGACCGAGAGCTCCTCGAAGAAAAGCAAGAATACTTTGCTTCGAATCCGAATCTCAGAAGACGCCTTTTAGCCCAAATTAAAGGCGGCTACGCAGCCGTGTGCGCTCTTGAAGACCTCATTGCTTTGCATCCAACATACCGTCGAATCGTAAGTTCACTCATCGACGTCATAAGCTCAGAGATCCGAGCTCTTGAACCTCAAACGGAGTATGTCACGGACTACGACCTTGGCGAGGCATTCCGACGATCCCTTAAGACTGGCTTAAAGAACCACCGATGCCGCGTGCTCATGATCGATAGCCCGGTCACCCACAAATTGCGTGTTGCCACGCTGCATCATTCGACGCATTTGTGGGCTGCAAGAGCGATCACGAAGTACATTATGCCGTTCTTAAAGACGTTCGTGGTCACGAAGGAAATCCTTCGTAACCGTCCCGTCCGTATCGAACAACAAGATGGACATGACGTAATCTACTCTGCGGACCTCTCGAAGTCTACCGACCCGATGTCTATCGAGTTGGTGAAGACGCTCCTCGACGAAATCGTCTTGCAGTTAGGTAAACCTGACTGGTGGGACGAGGCCGTCGAATCGGTCTTCCAAGAATTCGAGGTTGACGATTACTCCGCGAGGGTGCGATGCGGTGCAATGATGGGACTGGGACCGGGTTGGACAATACTCAATCTCGTTAACGCTTTCTGCGCCCATGAAGCCGAAGCCCATTTCAGAGGGGCGGAGATCACGCTGACCGAGCCTTCGTTCCGCGTATGTGGCGACGATCTCATCGCTGTCTGGACCGATCGCATGTGCGATCGTTATGAAGCGAACCTGGTAAAGTTCGGACTCCAATCAAACCAGGCGAAGAGCTTTCGCTCGTCGTTTGCCGGTGTTTTCTGTGAGCGTCTGATCGCTCGCAGTCGACACAATGCCCGCGTGTTCGAAGGGACTTTCATACCACGGCTTGCCGAAGCAGCCGGGGTAAAAGCCTTTGATGCCCAAAGAGGGTTTGCAGTCTACGAGGGTTTGCAGCGATACTTGCGAAATCAAGCATGCTACGTGCCAAGAAGACTCCGTACCCTCATCCGGTCGACGGTCCTCCAGTCGGTGCCCAAAGCGAACGCTCCTGGTGCTCTCAGCGAAGGTGGTTGTGGACTGGCAAAGCCAGACGCGCTAACTGTCGCTAGCTATCTGCTCTACGGTCCAACGCCACTCACTCGCGTCGAGTCAGCTCAGGAGTCGGTTCAACTCCGGACACTCTTACTGGATCTTCCGTACGATAAAGAGGGGCCTACAAGGAAGGATGTTCTCCTTGAAGCAAAAACGAAGATGGAGAGAGAGTACAGAGTGGCCCATGGCCATACTCCGAACACCGTCATCCACCTGACGAGAAGGGAAGTTATGAGATGCGTCGATAGCCGAAGGAAGAAGGCGGCAGCCCTGCTGCGTGGCCATTCTCTTCACTACCTGTTGACGCGATCTCCTTACCTCCGAATCGACTCGTCCATGACTCGAAAAGTCATGCGTCTACTTCGATTCAAACGCTTCCGAGGCGCTCTAACGCTTCTAAAGCGTGCATGGGACCAGCGTGTTTCGAGTGCACACGCCGTCGCAGCTCTAGAGTCACTCCACATTGA